CTATAAATTTATCACCTTTACTCGCATACGACATTTTATGGGTAGACACACTTCCATCTGGATTATTTATTACAGGATAATCACCTGGATGAATCATTCTTTTAACAAAATCAAGATTTTTATTGTTTTCTATTGCCTTAGTAAGCCATTCCGCATCCATATCTTCACCCAGATACCGACAGTTCCATGATTATTGCCTGCAATGTGAAAGGTGCAGGCTTATTTTGCTGCAAAATAAATTGTCCGGTCTTTTCATACTCACCAGGATAATCAACTTCATAATCACCAGTGAATAGTGACGGCGGTTTGCCCATTAAATCTGCAACATGGCGGAATTGTAATTCTCTAAGGTTAGCCGCATCTTTGCCGATCTGTACTCCCAAAGTATCCCTGAGACGCAAAATTATCTTATTAACCCGCTTAATTAATGTCTGACTTGATCCGCTCGCCGTAGGTATTTCCGGGGGAAGATTTTTGAATTGAACCGTGTATGGCAATCCTACCTGTACCACGGAAGCCGCGTTAATCAAAATAACTTGGCCTCCTGACACAACCTGGTTGGGAACTTCTGCTCCGTCCGCCCAGATCGCCACAGTCTTCCCCTCAAGATGGCCCAACCCGGAAAGCACTGTTGTGAGCGCACCATCATAAGTCAGACCGCAATCCACAAAGAAACAGTCTTCTTGGTTCGCCCCCCAATCCACCGGCTGCATAAGTTCGATAAACCGCTTTGTAACGCCGCCTACGGTCCGTTTGCAAGAAAGCCATATCTCGTCTTGGCTTAGGCCGGGAATGATCGCTACGGACTCCCACGAGCCCTCAGTAGGGTGTTTAGACCAACCCACCACCTCTTGGGGGCGTTCATACACCATACTGAGTAAATTACCATCGCCGCGGATAGCCCAGACGGTTTGATCTGGCTCCCGCTGGTAAGCCATTTCAAGAATTCCGCCATAAGTTATGTGCTCAGAAATTAAGGCCATATCCGGGGCAACGTAACTGTCATCAATATACGAGTAAGTCAGTTCGCGTACCTTCCGCCCCTGGCCCTGCACAAAAAGCACCACGTTGCCTACAGCCAACGGTTTCACCCCGGAACTTCCATAACTGGTATCTTTTCTTACTGATATATCGGTAGGAGTTATTGGGGCATTTGCAGATGAAGCCGAGATTTTCCATTCACCAGACGAAGTGCCCGCCATGAGCATCCGGGACGAGATAAGCCACTTGATAACATTCACCTGGTCGCTAGCCAAAGTATAGGTGAACGGACCTGCATCAGTGATCGTCTCTTCTGGCGAAAAGTTTTCAAAGTCCCCCGATTTTGATCCCCAAATGGTCTGCGGCTGATGTGCAGTGCCAGTAAAAACTAATCTTTCCTCATGGAAAGTGCAGCAAGTAGGATACCCTCTGACCCCAGACCATGCGCCTTCCCGCCATGTTTTTACTGCGGCAGTTCCACCGAGCGTCGTTTTAACTAAAGCTGTAGCATGGAGGTTGTCAGTAACTCCGGTAATTTCAACATACCCCCAAGTTGTGTCTTTTATGCGCCAAATAGAACCAACATGGCCAGATAAAAATATATCAGTAACGCCGGAGGTTTCTTTAACTGACACATCGTCTAAGGACCCGTCAAAAGTTTCGGTGGGGGTAAACTTTAAATTGCCGGTATCACTAGCAGTTATCGTCTGGCTATAAGTTCCATTCGCCCCGCGGGTAGGTCCATTCACCCCACCAACAGATGGAACCACGCTGCCTGCCGTTCTGTTTTTAATAGTAAAAACAACCAGGTATATTTTACCTGCTTCTACTGCAATGTTTTGTTCTAGTGGGGCCGTATTGCCTGGAGCCGCAGTATGGTCAGCCTCAAAAGCAACCTCATCAAAAACCCAGCCTGCACCCCAGGTCCATGTCTCAGCAGTGGCAAAAGCGCCGTTTACTACCTTCTCGGTCCCCACTACCGGCACGGCTGTTAAGGTTATACTTCCCGTTGTTGCGCTTGGTTGAATTGTAATATCTGTCTTGTTTTGGTCTAAGTATGGGCCATCTACAAACTCAATTTCATTTATAGACCATGATGTATGCCCGGTTCTTGTTAATTTTCTTACATTGTGACCTGGACAAAGTATATACATTGTATCAGCAGATTGAACATACCATAACTTAGACAAATCTGCCTCTGAATAAGGAGTAACTATTTCATAAGGGGGAACCCCGTCTAATATTTGCCCCTGGTCTTTATAAAATCTTATATAATATTCTCCAAATTCAAGCATATATGCCTGGATACTTGAAAATTCAAATGGTATTAACTTAACCTTCTTTGAAGAGGTTTTTACTTCTGCGATAAATCTAGTTCCGGGGCGGCGGGTCACAGGACCATGTGTCTGTATGATAAGGTTCTGATAAGTTTCACCGGCGGTAAAATATTTTTTCTGATTGAACTGGCCGTTAAGCCTGGGGGACCATTCCCCGCCAGTGAAAGATGTCTGGGCGTAATTAAAGCTCACTATTTAACCCCTAGCTAGTTCCCAATCGCCCGAAATAATACACTGGGGCGTATCTTCTTGAGCATCAATTCCTCTAGCTCCAGAAATTTCCAATAAATACCATTTGTGCATCTTGACTTCAATGTCGGGACTTTGCGTCAGGTAAAAGGCTGTTTCCATAGCCAGCCGTGCTGCCAAGGTACTTGCGAAACAAGCATCAAACTCACCGGCAATCTCTACTCGCCGCACATACTTTAAGAGGACGGATGTTTCGTCGGTATATAACTTGCGACCCTCGATTTTATAAGTGAGCAATGGATTAGTATCGACATCGCCGCTTTCGCCTATACCTAATATTCTTACGCAATCGGATGGGAGCTGAAAAACAGTCGTAAAACCCCAGGCAGGAGTTTCCGATAGTTTTGCAAGGTTCGCCCTGGCTATAGCAAAGTTCCAGGGGTGATCTCGCAAAACTATATCTACAATGGTAGCCCAAATAGAATTGAGAGCATCCGCAGCCTTGCTAACATCAGTTGGCGTGGTTAGCGGCGGTTGCCCCATCCGCATAAGGGCCAGATTGTATATACCGAGTTGAGATGCCATCTTAGGCGATATATTCCGGGATCACCAGCAGCGTGGCGCTTGCTGCTGACTCTATAACCCGGAAGTTTATGAGGTTATTGTACCCTTCAAGCCGCAGAACATCGTTGACCGCCAGAAGTAGGCATGTGTTGTCAGCGTCTCCGCCGTCCCATGTTACATAAACGTCTGCAGTCTTGGGCTGAAAAGTAGCCGCCCCGATTCTACGGCCCTTATGAACCCCAGAAGTGGGATACAAAATAGTTGACGTAATGCCTTTTGAAACATTTAGAGTGGCCAGAACTTCTTTAGGTCCGCCGACAAGCATGGTCTTCTCCTGCTTTAAAAGGTGGGGCGAGGTATTTCCCCGCCCCGATTAAGGTTAGACACCGATGGCCCGGAGGCGTATCACCGTAGCAGCAGCAGTGTGCTCATTAGGAACTTCGGTTAAAACCCCAGCCGCAACCAACGCAATAGTCAGTGCCGAAGCAGCGTTAGTGCCCGCCGGGGTGCCCGCAGTGATAGGTACAACACCGCCCTTGGTGGCATAATTAGCGCCGACAATAGTGCGATCAGTAGCTGCATCTTTAGCTAGGGTGTCGGTCCCTTCAACACCTATCGGCTCATCAATTGTACCAGCACCGCCCATTACTTTTAAATCGTGGACGTGCGTAGCAAGAGACGATCCTGTGAAGATCTGGCCCGCCGCAGTACCGGTGGGAGTATGTGCCGCCGTCTGGAATTTGCGGATAGTGAAAAGAATCTGGTCGAACATATAAATATAGCCGTCTTTGGTCGTGTTCAATAACTCCACGTCCGCAAACCGGCCCATGCCCAACTGTTTCAAGGCCCCGGCTACAGTAGCGCCGAGAGGTAGGCCATTGTCGGGGTACGTTTTGCCAGCGCCGCCAAAGGCCACCGACCATGTGTTGGCGCGCTGTTTGCGCCACATATCCTTGATAATTATGGTCCAGGTAATGTCAGTGTAAACAAGGTCTGCCATATCGGGTCTCCTAATAGGGGGACTGGAAGGGCAGTAACCCCAGCAACCCCCGGTGAGTTGTTAAACGAAAAACGTCCACATGGCCAGTTTGATGGTCCCGGTATGGGTATTAGCGCCACCAGTGTCGTCAGTGGTAACGGTAACGGCTGTCTCGCCATCGAACTCATAGCCAAGATAATCAATAGCCGCGGCGCCAGCATCAAGGTCGAATTTATCCGCTGCCGTATGGGTATCGGATAAAGCAAGAAACGCGGCAGGAACCGCAGCTACACCCGCCGCGGTAATACCAACCCCTACCGATGCCCTCTGAGCCGCAGCGCCAAGTTTATCTACAGCCAACTGGCCAAATCCAGCATATTTTTGACCTTTGGCTGGGATAAACATATAGATGGTACTGACCGCCGCAAGCGCTACCGCTTCATATTCGTCGAAATAAAGACGCATACGAGCGCCCCATTTCCCCGCGGCAACCTTTTGGTTTGCCAAGTATTGTGTGTAACCCACGCTATAAACAGTACTCACAATGGGCCTCCTTTAAGCCGCAAAAACGACCATGCCCAGCTTGATTGTGCCAGTGGCATCAGCGGCCAACCCCGCTGTAGTTAAGATTACAGGGGTCTCCCCATCAAACTCGTACCCCAAGTAAGTAATAGCCGCAGCACCAGAATCCAGGTCGGCCTTATCCGCCGCCGCAACCGCATCAGTAGCCGCCAGGAAAGCCGCAGTTGCGCCTACAATTCCAACTGCCAACGTGTAAGTGTCGGTGTCTGACAAGTCATCCCAGGCTAGCTGACCTAACCCGGCATAGCGCATACCCTTGGCAGGCATGAACATGTAGATAGTGGATGCCGCGGCGAGATTGACGGCTTCGTACTCGTCATAGTAAAACCGAAGCCGTCCGCCCCATTCGCCGGAACTGGTCTTTTGCTGCGCGTTCATTTTGGTGTAGCCCACGCTATAAGCTGTAGCCATCGTAGGCCCCCTTTAAGGAGTCGCGCTCTCGTAAGAGCGTAATTCCACGACCAACTTCTCCTGAAGCCGGGTTGCGCCGAAGTCCATAGACATCCAGGGCTGAACGGCGTGGTTTTTGTCATCGCGGGTAGTGAGCTTGGTCTTAATATCATAAATCATGCCAAGACCAAGACCGCTCCGCACCCATGCGAAGTTGCTCCGAATCAGGCCGGCGCTAATAGCCAGCCGGTTGCTCATTACCACCTTAAAACCGAACACCTCGGCAACCTTGCCCGTGGTAATGATTTTCAACGCTCCCTGCTCGGCTTCAGTGAGCTCAACTTCGCCTTGCAGGTCGTAAATGGCCTGGGCAGACAACGCCAACCACTTTGGTTCGTCCACAGGGACATCGTTTCTGTTGAAGATGAGGAGCGCCTGCCGAACTTTTTGCATGGTCATACCCACCGTGCCGGTCTCGGCCACAATCTGAGTAGCAGGCAGGGGGATGGCGGTTTCCGTGAGGTCTTCACCGACAACGCTGTAAGAATCGCCAATAGCGGCGGCAGCGATATCGATGTCGATTTTCCGCTTAAATCCGGCGCGGAACCCGATCATATACTGACTGGCGGGGTCCGACAACATGCGCTCGGCATCGGGCGGGTCAATCAAAGTAGCAGAAACGAAAGTCCGGGCATTAATGCGCCGCCTGGAATGGTCCGGGATCAGGCACGGCGTGTCAGAATTGCGCCCGGTAACGAGTTGGGGGGTGAACTCCCCGATGTAGTCCATATACAGTTTTGCGCCCGGCGAAATCTGCTTGATCGTCACCTTATCCTGAAAATACGACTCAAGCTGTTGGACGGTAAGCTGAATATTGGCTTCAAACTTTTTTACAAATGCAGTGGTGATGTCAGACATGACGAACCTCCGAAAATTAGTAATGCTGCTTTCTCGGCTAGTCCGCCATGATAGGCGGGGCCTCAGTTGCTACTTGCTCAACCGGGCCTCTTACGAGGTAGTCCGAACTGCGGTGCTACTTTTATTTACAAGAGATCAGGATAATTTCTGATAGCCTCTTTTAAATCAATAAAGTTAGTTTTTGGTTTAAAGTCAGTTTTTAGTTTTTAGTTTTTGGTTTTTAGTTGCCCTGACCCCTGATCCCTAACCCCTAATCCCTGACCCCTAATCCCTAACCCCTGACCCCCGATTAGTGTGCTGTTGTCGCCTTATCTTTTTGATTCAGCGTATTCTTCATCAATAAGCTTGTTGCGTTCCGCTACCAGCGCCCTTTGCTTTTGTAAATTAGAGGTATCCAACAGTGCCGGGTCGCTATTGATAGCGGCTATTCTGTCCTTCCGGGACATAGACCCGGACGTGGACTCAACCAAGTCATCCTCGGTCAAGGTCGCCTCAGCCACCTTTAGCCAGGCCCGGATAAACGCCGGGTTATCTCCAAATCCTGTCTTGTCAACAAAGTCCTTTAACTCCTGCCCTCCGTACTTCATAACGGCGATAGCAGCCTTCTTCGTCAGCATCTCATACTTATCGCCAAGCTCTGATTTGAACGTATCCACCGCCTTGTTATGGTCTTCTATCCATTGTTTAGGAACCAGGCCGAGGCCGTCTACCTGGACAAACTGCCCCTGGAAAGCCGAAAACTCTTTTGATGCTTCCGCGATTTGCCAGTTTACGAGTTCCTTAACCTGAGTCGGGCTTAACCCTATCTTGTGCGCGAGTATCTTGAAATCCCCTACACGCTCTTCGCTGTAAGGCATTTCTTTTGGCAAATCTTTCGGTTTGACAATCTCATAACCGTCCGGCGTTTCAGGGCGCCCAAGGGCTTTGTAAAACTCATCCCACTTTTCGGGAGGGTCTTTCTCTGTTGGGAGGATGAGTCCCTTCTTCCCTACCAGAGCTTTAGTCTCAACAAAGGCTTTCGCCAGGGCAACCGGGTCGGTGAACGTAGATAGACTCGGATTATCGTAAAGGTCCGTGTCTTTTAAAAAGCTGTCCCTGAAATTAGGGGCTTGTTCATCGCCCTCTGCGCCTGCTTTCGACGGAGCCTCAGTATCTTTGGTGTCGGTCCCTAATCCAGGCTTGTCCTGGGGGGAATATTCGTCTGGCATAAATCCTCCTGATTAGTCATTATTGATTAATTCTGACTCAACTCCAATTGGCCTCCACGATCCTATCTGATGAAGAATAAATAAACCAACTGCACGTCTTCCCTCGAATTTCGCCATTGTAATGGCTTCAGTTGCATTATTTATTGATTCAACCCCGGCATAACCGAGAATGTCAAACAGCACTTCCGCACCAGCCTGACTACTGAATATGGCTGCGTAGTTAGCTTGTAATGCCGTGCGCTTAGGCTTTTTATCCTCATCGGATACATCTGATATGGTAATTTCTGACATTACCCAAACTCAATATAATTCAACGGTTTTGCGTCTAAGTTCCCAAATTAAGTCGGTCATAGATTCCTTCGTAATAGCCATCACTTTTTTGCCTTATTCTTGCTCCCAGGTTTGCGGCCAGGGCGTTTATTTTTTACTGGTACTTTCGGCTTTGGCACCGGGATGTTATCGAATACTAAAACCTCTGTCTCTAATAATACCAAAACTGACGAAGGATTCGGCATAAACAAACAAGAGATAGCCCTCCACCCATTTTTAGCCCAATCATTTAAAACTGCTTTTAAGTCTAATGCTTTAATTATTTGAGTTTCATATATATACATCTTATTTGTCCGGTGTTATTTTAATAATTGGATATTCTTCATCTATCAATTTATCGTAAAAAACTTTTAATCTACCATACCTGGGGTCCTTGCTATCTAATTTTCTCATGTCGTTTCTTAATATTCCGATCATTTCAGCCCTTGTAATTTCCTTTCTTAATATCACAAATACACCTAATTGACTGTCCACTAATTTCCAACTATCAATGCCCCAACCTTCTTTGGCTTTGGCATTTAGTATTTCTTTTAAATCAATAGCTTGGGTAGCTATCGTATCGTATTGGAAGAAAATCATTGCGCTAGTCCCCCCGATTCCTCCCCACCTGCGCCCATAAGCGCACTCATCAGGCTATTTGGCTCTGCACCCTTGGACAGTGCCGGGACCGCCTTAGTCGCTATCTCTGCTATCTGCGCCGCCTGTGCCGCCTTCGCCTCCACCGCTTGCTGTTCTGTTCTGGCTTTCCGGGTCTGTTCTATAATGTCAGTTGAGTTAATCCGTTTACTCGGAAACCCACTAATCTCAGCAAAATCCCTGATAGCCCCATCTATATCTAGATTATCCATTACCGGGAGCCCGGCCTGGTGCAACGGCGCTAAAAAGGCAAACGTCCGGGCGATACCATCCGCCTCTGTTGTCCTCTGCACCTTTGATAGCGGATTGATATAATTTATCTTTAACGACTGGCCCATCATAATCTCTGGCGGAGCCGGCATCGCTCCATTACGCAACATGATCCCGAATATCCGATCAAAAGTCGGGTTATATAGTTCTGAGTTCATTCTGCCCTGAAAAGGCCCCAACAACTGCAACCGTTCCTCTGCTAACTTCAAAACCTCAGTGGCCGTCATTTGGGCATCGTGGAACGTCTGGAGCATATCGTTATAGAATATGCTGCGTATCTGATCCCTTTTCTGCTTTAACTTTTCCTCAGCGTACCCAAGGTCATCAGGGACCGGGAACGCCCCGATATTGTCCTGCATCGTGCTGCGCCTGTCAGACCGGAAAAAGTTCAGCCCATTAGGAATCAGCTTTAACGGCCCCATAAAACCATCGTCAGGCACTAACAGGGGCGGCGACAGTTTCTTTTGCCCTGCCTTTAGGATGTCGCTCTCCATCCGATTCAGCATCTTAACATCAGGGAGCGCCAACATGCCTGGGCCACGTCCATAAACCTCACCAGAAGCTATAAAGAACCGCGGTATCATAATGGGCATGTCTTCAAAACCGGATTCAGATAACAAGGTAACGGAGTTTCTTTCGATATAACAGGACGCAATCGGCTTGTTTACCTTATCTTCTTTGCCAGGTTGCCGGTCATTGCGGGGATAAATGCCGTGAATAATCTCAAAGGTGGTAAACGGCTTGTCTTTAGCGGCAACCTGTACGGAGTCGGACAGCTTCGCCTCACCCCACTGCTGTACCATCTGGCGGGCCGTCATTGTAAACAGCCGATAAACTGTATCGACCTCACCATACCGATTGTCGCTAATATAAGTCTCAATGGGACTTATTGCTTTGAAATAGCAAAGAGTCCTGGGGTGCTCCAAACAACTAAACGGACCCATACCGAAACCACCTATATCTATATAACATTCGTGAAGTTGAGCATAAAAATTGCTCTTATTGAATATATTAATGTACGCTCTCTTTAATTTATCTAACCACAGCTTGACTTCATTTATTGTTGATAATTCGTCTATCTCGGTTGTAATGTCAAACCAATCAGACCCCGCATTAGTCATCTTGCCCATAATCCCAGCGGCAAACAATAAAAGACCATGCACTCCAGTACTATCTAATATCTTTTCCAATTTCTTTGCACCGGTTTCACGCCTATTATAATTCTGGCGGAACGGCATCAGGTTGTCTACTAATTCATCAAGGTGGGCCGAATATGTCCCCCTGTCACTTTCCAGTTGACTGAATTTATCTTTTATGGTCTTTGCTTCGGTTGCCATTTACTCTGCTCCAGGGCCAATAAGAAAGGGCGATAAATCCAGTGACCCGGCACCGGATTGCCGCCCTCTCTTATTGCTTGCGTCACCTTCAGGTTGGCCAACCTTTGGGTGAACCCATCTTTATTGTTTTTTCAATTTTTCATTGTTTGTCATTTACACATCTTTATTAAGCCTATCTTCTATATCAGGAATTATTATTTCTGTGGCTGGAAATGTTCTAAGAATCATCTTACCATCTTTATCGGGAACTCCTTGTATTCTAAAACCACATTGCGCACAAGTAAAATCAAATCCTTTATCTATGATATAAGTTCCGCCCCTTTTTTGTCTACAACA